CCAGAAGGCTGAGCCTATTCGGGCTACGCTTACTGAGCGGGTTGTGAAATGGTTCCGCAAACTGTGGAAACGTGCTTGACCTTAGCTCTTGGCAGCAGCACACTACCAACCTAGAGCATGGTCGTAGTGTACGGGTAGACCATACATGCGGACCCGGTAGGACTATGACTGTCCGCCGTACCGATGATGGCTACTCTGCCTATTGCTTTAGGTGTAGCTTACCGGGCTGGCTACCGCTACCACCAGAACCGTTAGCCGTTAGGCTAGCGCGTATGCAGAAGCAGCAGCAAGCTGACGATAAGGTGTGCCAGTCTGTCGAGCTACCGGCCCCGGCTGTGCGTGAGTGGGATAAGTGGCCCGCGCCGTGCCGCCTGTGGCTCCTGAAAGCGGGGCTTTCTAGGGCCGATCTGCCAAAGCTGGGGGCATACTACCACCCACCCACAAACAGGGTCGTCCTGCCCGTTCTAGACCCCTTGCTGGGGCCGTTGTTCTGGCAGGCCCGCGCCGTGGATGGGCGGCAACCGAAATATCTTGCGCCGGGAGTAGACAAAGCCACTGTGATACCGCGCTACGGTAAGGCGCAGCACGTAACCTTAACAGAGGATATGCTGTCCGCTTACAAAGTTGGCAAGGTGGCAGAGGGTTGGGCTATGTTAGGAACAAGCATCAGTAAGCATGCTATATCCCTACTCTCGGCGCGGGGTTGCAAGGTTAACATCTGGCTGGACCCTGATAAGGCTGGCCGCAGGGCTGCTACTAAGGTGGCGGCTACGTTACGTAGTGTGGGTGTAGAGTGCGACATTATACGTAGCACTGTGGACCCTAAGCTGGTTCATAGTTCAGACATCAAGGAGTTGTTAGCATGAGTAAGTTCAAAGCAGGTGATAAGGTTATGTGTGTGTGCTCTGCGCCGGGCCACCCTCGCGGGCCTGAAAGCGATACGGTCTACGTGGTTGACTCTTGCGGCCCTAGCAGAGTGTGTGCTTCGGACGACACAGAGTACATCCGTTTGGTAGATTCGCCTGAGGATGGTTGGCTAACTTCTCGATTCGAGTTGGTAGAGTCAGCGCCTACTGTACCAACAGTCAACAACAACAACCCAGCCTATGTAGAGCGCATGGATAAGTTTGTTAATGGCGCAGCACGTACCAACGACAAGGACACCAGCTTGGTAGCAGCTAAGAAGGTCAAGCGCGTGAAGATCGCTGACGTTATCTTGGACCTGCTTGATCGCTACACTGCTGGTCTTACTGGGCAGGAGATTGCAGAGCGCACAGGCTTCCGCCTCAACAGCGTGACTCCACGCTTTGCTCAGCTTAGCCGAGGCTCCGCTAAGATCAAGGACTCAGGCTTGCGCCGCAGCGGTCAGATCGTGTGGGTGCGGGCGTGATAGTGCGCTCAGTCCCAGTACGCAAACCACGCGTTTACTTTCAAGGTGGTCAGTGGTATGTCATGTTCCCTGCAATTAGCCTGCCAAATCAGGTGTACACAAAGCTGCATGCCTATGTTGGGTGGCTTAATAAGCTAGAGGTACACAGTAGGCGTAACAAGGTGCTGTCATGATGCTTCCACATATTGCACTGCGCCACGGTAGGTGGGTTGTAGAGTCTAGACCTAGACGGTTCTTCAGCCTTATCCTAACACGGCCATACGTACTAGCTGATGCTTGGTGCCACCGAAGGAACATGTTGGAGCAACGTCATGGAACAACTTAGTCTGGGCCTTACTCACAACTGGGGCGACGCTATCAGTAGCTGCTCCACCTGCCAACACTCTGTTAGTGCAGACCCTAAGTGCGGGCTGTGCTGCGGACCCTACTCAACAACAACCCGTTACATAAGGATGACCAATGTCGTTAGACATCACAACCCTACGCCTTCTCAAGTACCGGGACAGGCACGATAGGCTTCGACGCAGCGTACCCAAGGGCGCACTGCAACCCATGACTGCCGAGCTACTCGACGACTTCGGCATGTTCTTCCGCGAGTTTCCTAACGCTAGCCGTATCGAGCATGGCCCGTTCCTCATGTGGTTCCGTGGCTTCCGCCACCCCAACATGAATGACGACGCCCTCGCCCTGTACTCTACGGTTATCTCCAAGAGCATGGAGGATGTTAGCCCAGAGCTTGAGGCTGGGTTGATGGAGCGTCTAGTAGCAGCGGAGACAGCAGCGCGTGTCACCACCCTGCTTGAGAAGTGGAATGCAGGCGATGAGGTAGACCTGTACAAGGAGCTACGCAACAACATCGAACGCTTCGAGCAGCAGCTTGATCGCAAGGTTAAGAACCCGCAGGTGCTGGACCCTATCGAGGACTTGCTCAAGGCAGAAGAGAACGACACTGGCTTGCACTACCGCTTGCCGTGCCTCAACCGTCACCTCAAACCTCTGCGTGCTGGTGACTTCGTGATCGTGGCGGCTCGACCAGACAAAGGTAAGACTACCTTCTGTGCCTCCGAGCTTACGCATATGGCGGCGCAGCTTGACACCTTGTTCCCCGGTGAGAACCGTAGCATCTTGTGGTTCAACAACGAAGGACCGGGCAAGAAGATCGTGATGCGTAACTTCCAAGCTGCGCTCGGTGCTACCACCGAAGAGCTAGTGCAGCTTAGCAACACACCTGCCGACCCTGAGTGGAACGCAAAGCACAAGCGAGAGTACACTACAAAGGTGCGGCAGGCTTATGCCGAGGCGCTTGGCGGTAGGCCCGGTGCGCTGCGTATCTTCGACATCCACGACATGTGGAACCATGAGGTCGAGGACATCATGAAGCAGTACCGACCTGCGCTTGTGCTGTTCGACATGGTGGACAACATCAAGTTCGGCGGTGACACAAACAACAACGGGCAGCGCACTGACCAGCTACTCGAAGCCATGTACCAGTGGGCACGGTTGATGGGTGTGAAGCATGACTGCGCTGTCATGGCTACATCGCAGATCAGTGCGGACGGTGACGGTGTAGGCTACCCTACCCTGCCCCAGTTGAAGGACAGCAAGACAGGCAAGCAGGGTGCTGCCGATGTCATCATCACCATAGGTGCAATCAATGACCCGGTGCTTGAGAACAGTCGATACATAGGCACTACTAAGAACAAGCTGGTCCGTACAGGCAAGAAGGCTAGCCCGCAGCAGGAAGTGTTCTTCGATTCACAACGTGGTAGGTATAAGGAGGCAACATGAAAATCTGTAGCGTTCATCTAACAGTAAACAAGTTAGCGATCAAGCATGCCATTGATGGTTCGCTTATCCGCCGATATATGCACAAGCTGGTAATGGAAGAGGTTGCCGATAACTTGAGCCGAGACGCCATCAAGCAGGTGGAGAACTCTGACTCAATTGACTACAGCATTCAAGTGTATGTGGTTACACCCAACCAGCTTGAAGAATACGTCAAGCGTAGGATTGAACTACATAACACACAAGTGAGAAACAAAGATGCGAAAGACAAAGTTCACACGTCTTGAGTGGTACTACACTGGCGCTGACGAGAACCTATTTGATCTGAGTACCGATCAACGTACTTGGTTCAGGTTACTGGTAGCGGGGGCACTATGAACCCAGCAGAACTCACAGCCGAAGAGTACCTCAACCACCTTATCTCTGTCAGCCACCTGCCCGGTGCAGTGCAGACCCACCACCTAGTCCTGCTGCGTAAGCTGATCGCAGAAGGTAACACAGGAGTATACGTACCATGAGCTACGTTACTAACCTATTCAGTACCTATACTAAAGTAGGAGATTACAATGGACTCAGCACAAGCGCGGTATAGGGAGAAGAACCGAGAGGCTCTTAGATATAAGAATAGGCTAGCAATGGCAGAGCGTAGGGCAGACCCAGATAAAAGGGCCTCTTTACTTGCATCACAGCAACGCACTTACTTCCGTTCTAAATATGGACTAGAGTTAGAGCAATTAGAAAGTATGTGGGAAGATCAAGGCAGATGTTGTGCATTGTGCGACAGGCTTGCACCAGCACCTCACCATAAAGTAGGAAAACCTACTGAGAGGTTGTGTGTAGATCACTGCCACGATAGAAACCAAGTTCGTGGCTTGCTATGTTACGACTGTAATACCTCCCTTGGTAAATTAGGTGACTCACCTGATAGACTTCAGAGGGCCTTAACATATGTAGGAGGATAACATTGTCTTATAGCACTTGGGACACAGAGACAACCATCACAACCAGCTTCAAGCGCAAGGCTAACCCCTTCGACAAGGCTAACTGGGTTGTGACACATGGCGTCAAGCACAAAGGTGAGCAAGTCAAGGAGTACCGCTTTGGTAAGCAACCACCTAAAGCAGGCTGGCTATACAACGCCCTGCACAACGACCAAGGTGAACGCATCAAGCTGCTTGTCGGATTCAATATCAAGTTCGACTTGCTTCATGCGCTACAAGATGCTGACAACCTAGCCCTCTGGATGGACTACGTTGCTAACGGTGGCAACGTGTGGGACTGCCAGCTTGCTGAGTACCTACTCAACGGCATGGGCCAGAAGGACCAGATGCTCAGCCTCGACGAGACAGCACCGCGCTATGGCGGCAACGTCAAGGTCGATGAGGTCAAGGCTTTGTGGGAGGCTGGCGTCAACACCCACGAGATTGAGCCTGAGCTACTCAGCCGCTACTTATGCGGCGGGCTTGATGAGCATGGTACATTCCAGCTTGGCGACATCGAGAACACAGAGAAGATTGCACTGGCACAGATCGACAGGGCGCGGCAGTGCGGACAGCTTAACAGCATCTTGCTCAACATGGGCGCACTGCTGTTCACGGTAGAGGCTGAGCGCAACGGTATGTACGTTGACAAAGAGCGCGGCATGGTGCTGGCAGCGGAGCTTGAGGCAGCAGTAGACAAGCTGACCAAAGGCTTGGTGCAGTACCTACCTACCGACCTACCGTTCGACTTCAACTGGGGTAGCCCAGTGCAGCGCAGTGCGTTGTTCTTTGGCGGCACCGTCAACTACGACTGCCGCGAGTACGACCTCAAGGATGGTACGACCACCTTCGATGAGCCGCATCCAGAGAACCACAACCAGCACTACGCTTATGCTCAGAAGGATGAGACGCACTGGTTGCTTGAGGATGGCACAACCACGCCGCTCGACCCGTTCAATACTTGCGGGCTTAGCTACGCAATGTACAAGAGTGGCAAGCAGGCAGGTGAGTACAAGACCAAGAAGGTCAAGGTAGACGACTACACCAAGCCCAAGTCCCGCATTGTCAAGCGCCCTTACACGTTCACTGGGTACACCAAGCCTGATCGTAAGTGGGCAGGCGCTGACCCTAGCGTGTGGAGTACGAGCAGCGAGGTCGTCGAGGAACTCAAGACGCGAGGCGTCCCGTTCCTGTCAGCCTACGCCGAACTCATGTCCATGTCCAAGGACTTGGGCACGTACTACTACCGCAAGGATGCGGACGGTAAAGAGTCAGGCATGCTTACGCTGGTTGGTGCTGATGGTATCATCCACCACAAGCTGAACATGTGCAGCACGGTGACAGCGCGGCTGTCTAGCTCGGACCCCAACCTGCAGAACATCCCTAAGGGTAACAAGTCTGACGTTAAGACACTGTTCGTATCCCGCTTCAAGAATGGTAAGGTCATACAGTCTGACTTCTCTTCACTTGAAGTGTACGTGCAGGCTATCCTTACGCTGTGCAAGCAGTTGATCGCTGACCTCAAGGCTGGCCTAGACATGCACTGTGTACGCCTTGCTGCCAAGGAAGGCATGGAGTACCAAGAGGTATTCAATCTTGCCAAGGGCTACACCGATGCTAACGGTGTGTACCATGAGGCCGAGAAGGAGTGGGACTACAAGCGCACTGGTGCCAAGGGCTACAGTTTCCAGTCTGCCTTCGGTGCAGGTGACAAGGCTATTGCAGCAGCTACCGGCATGGACATAGAAGAGGTAGCCCGCCTCCGTGAGGCCGACAACAAACGCTACCCGGAGATTCAGCAATACTACGACGATGTTACTGTCAGCATCAAAGGTAGTAGGAAGCAGGGACGCACCTTGCCACACCCTGACCTACCCGGCGTCATGTGCCACTTAGGTGTAGGCTACTACCGCACACCAGATGGTAAGCTGTACTCGTACAACGAACAACCAGCGCCTGAGTACCTAGTCAAGCGCGGCATCACGGCTAGCTTTATGCCGACCGAGATTCGCAACTACGTTGTGCAAGGTACTGGCGGTGAGTGGGCTAAGGCCGCTATGTGGTTGAGCGTCCGTGCCTTCTATGCACGCCGCAACTTTGACCACAAGGCGCTGCTAGTCAACCAAGTACACGATGCCGTGTATGCTGATGCTGACGACTCAGTGGCTATCGAAGCTGCGTCATTGCTCCATGCTTGTATGGAGGGAGCCAGCGACTTCATGGAGTGGTGGTTCAAGTGGTCTATCCCGGTGCCTGTACCAAGCGACACAACGTGGGGCAAGAGCATGATGGACGAAGAGAAGATTCCCGGCATCAAAGAACATGCAGCTAAGCTGCGTACCGAACTTCGAGAGAAGTACATGGGTGGCTACGTGCCATCTTTCATTAACTAGAGATAGGAGTTCTCATGGTAGATTTCAAGAAGCTGGCCGCTCAGGCCGTGGCGTCCGGTAAGGACATGACCCAAGCTACCCAAGGCGGTGGAGACTATACCCCACCTGCCGAGGGGCCGGGGTTGTGCCGCCTTGTTGCTTACGTTGAGTTGGGCAAGCAGAAGGTTCTGAACAAGGGCAAGGAAGAAATCAAGGAGCGTGTGCAGCTTGTGTTCGAGTTGGTAGGCAAGCGTCATGCAACACCCGAAGATCAAGAGCCTCACCGCATCACTGTAACGGAGAACCTCAGCCTCAACGAGAAGGCCAACCTGTTCAAGCTGTTCAATCGCATGAACTACACCCAGTCTGCCAAGCATATGGCCGAACTGTTGGGCGAAGGCTTCCGCTGCGAAGTGCTGCACGACAAGTGGACTGACCGTGGAGGCAAGGAGCGCATCTCTGCTGTGTTGAAAAGCGACTCGGGATACAACGTGTTCCCGCCTCGTCGCGAGGATGAGGACAGCGAGACTGGATGGGTTACAGTCGAAGTGCCTAAGGCCCGGTCTGATATCCGCGTGTTCTTGTGGGACCATGCTGACATGGAGCAGTGGGCATCGCTCTACATCGAGGGCGGCTACGCAGAGAAGCGCAACGACAAGGGTGAGGTGACTTCACCTGCCCGTAGCAAGAACGTATTTCAAGACCAGATCAAGCGTGCTGTCAACTTCGTTGGTTCACCGATGCACACCTTGCTGCTTGCGTCCGGTGCCAAGATCGACATCCCCGAAGTGGGTGAGGACGATGAGCCGGGAAACGGTGGGCGGCAGACAACCAACCAGACTGGTGCGAGTGGCACCGCAGGCGCGGGTGCTGCCAGTTCGACGACATCCCCTTCTAACGACGCACTGGGCGGCATCGTCTAATGAGTAAGTTTGCCGACGCTATTGCAGCGGCAGCAGCGGCCACACCGATGGGTAACGGTTCAGTACCTATAGTACTTGGAAGAACTTTGTTCATTGATGGTGATGGCCTTGCCTACTACTGCGCTGGGCGTGATGGTACCACGGCAGGCGAAGCGCGTGAAATGTTAAGGAACAAGATCGCGTCAGCCCGCCGTGCGTCAAGTGCTGAGAACGTAGTGGTCCTTCTTACGGCTAGCGGTAGCAACAAAGGGCACCGCTATGCTATAGCTCGGGCCAAGCCGTACCAAGGGCAGCGGGTTAACAGCCGCCGCCCAGCTAACTGGCAGGTACTGCGTGACTACATGACAAGCACGGACTTCCCGTACCCTGTTGTGTCAACTAGCGTAGCTGAGGCTGATGACTTGTTTGCACTCAACGCCTACCAGAACCCTAGCGGTACTGTCATATACACCCAAGACAAAGACATGCGTATGCTGCCCGGTTGGCACCTTAACTGGTCCGACCACCGTATGTACTACTCAGGTGTTGTTGGTGGCTCTGTGATCGACAGCGTGTTCGATGGCAAGCAATACGGTATCAAGTGGTTCTGGTTGCAGATGCTACAAGGGGACCAAGCTGACAACATACCCGGACTACCGAAGTACAGACCAGCCCCCGGTGATGCACCCAAGCTGATAGGCGAAGCCACAGCAGCAAAAGAGCTTATCAACCACACCAACAGCACCTACCCATACCACGTAGCTTCGTTATACCGCAGCTACTACGAGGATAGGTGGCTTGTGGAAATGCTTGAGCAGGCAGCACTACTGTGGCTACGTAGAAAGCCCGAGGCTTGGGATGATTGTGCGCTAGCAGGTGGCCCGATGTACCCGCTTATGGAAGTGTATGCTGACAGCGAAGAGCGCCTAAAGGCATACGAAGAAATACAAGGGAGAGTAGATGCAGCAAACGAACTCAACGCCTGTGCGGCTCAAGTCAACGCAGATAGCCAAGGCACGGCAGGAACTAGCTGACATGCAGGGAGGTAGATGTGCCATGTGCCATCTACCGCTAAGCAAGCCAGTGCTAGATCATGACCATAGCACAGGGGCTGTTCGTGGTACGTTGCACTCAGGGTGTAATTCCCTGCTGGGCAAGGTCGAGAACAACTACAAACGCTACGGTGTAATGAACCTGTCCGCTTTCCTTAACGGGGCGGCGGCTTACTTGCAACGTCATACTACCAATCAAACCGGGTGGCTTCACAACACTCACAAAACAGATGACGAAAAACGAATCAATCGAAACGCAAAAGCCAGAGCCGCAAGAGCAATCAGCAAACTTGTCACCGACAGACACGGATGACTTCGAGCTAGGACAGGCTTGCACCACACAGCATGAAACCTGCGAGAGTTGCCAATGACCGGACCACGCATCAAGACGCTGGACATTGAAACCAGCCCCATTGTTGCGTATGTCTGGTCGTTGTGGAAGGTCACGGTAGGTCTGAACCAGATCGTTAAGGAGTGGACTATCCTCTCCTATTGCGTGAAAGACTTAGGCAGCAAGCGCCTGCGTTATGTGGACACAAGCAAGAAGGCGGACCCGCGTGATGACTACGACTTGCTCGTGTCGTTGCACGCTGAGCTTACTGATTGCGACATTGTGATTGCACAGAACGGTAAGGCGTTTGACTTGAAGAAGATCAATGCACGCTTCATCGAGGCTGGGCTACCGCCCGTACCACCGCTCAAGGTTATCGACACCATGCTAGTGGCTAAGGATGTAGCCAAGTTCACAAGCAACAAGTTGGAGTGGCTTAGCAAGCATCTGACTGATACGCCGAAGTACGCACACTCTGAGTTCCCAGGCATGGAGTTGTGGACGGAATGCTTAAAGGGAAACCCTAAGGCATGGCGCGTCATGAAGAAGTACAACTGCATTGACGTACCTGCTACTGAGAAGTTGTACCTCAAGCTGCGCCCATACATGGTTGGTCATCCCAACCTTGCCAACTACTACGACGACGACACCATGCGGTGTCCACGTTGTGCTAGTACAGACCTCAAGGTTATGCACAAGCCAGCCCTTACACAGGCCGGTAAGTATAGCCTATACCAATGCTCATGCTGCGGTGGATTTGCTAGAAGCAGGTACACCAAGAACAGCAAGAGTAAGAGGCTGAGCCTACTTAGTAACTAGGATAGATACGGCCCTGAGTGGTCGTATCTATTCGGCATTCGGAGAATGAAAGCATGTCCACAAAGTTCATAGCGGGGGAAAGAGTGCGGCGTATAGCTCCCCGCAACGCGCTAGACATTGGAGAAGTATACACCGTTAAGTCGGCTAACACGCTGGGTCAACTAACCTTCGTAGATCGCATAGGGATTTACGAGCAGTGCAACTTCAAATCTGTGGAAGATACACCAGCAGCGAATAAGCCTATGGTGCTACCTACAGACGCTGCTGTGCGTAAGGGATTACCTATCACCACAGGCGTACTCGACTACTTCCCGCTAGCTATCGCAGCAGTGGCAGAAGTCAGCAAGGCAGGCAACGACCAGCACAATCCCGGTCAGCCTCTGCACTGGGCACGGGATAAGTCTACCGACCACCATGACTGCATCGCCCGTCACTTGATTGATCGTGGTACCAAGGACACGGACGGTATGAGACACAGCGCCAAACTTGCATGGCGTGCCTTAGCTGCATTGCAGGTAGAGCTTGAGCAAGAGCAAGGGCTGTATCTCGATGCAAAGTAAACGACACAGCCTGTACGAATCTTTGGTAGGTACGCTTGTAGGATACGTGATTAACCTCTGCGTACAGCTTATCGTGTACCCACTATACGGTGCCACTTTCACGTTCTTTCAGAACATCCAGCTTTGCCTTATCTTCTTGGTGGTCAGCTTAGTGCGCGGATACTGCATCCGTCGCTACTTCAATCGAAAGGTTCGCAATGAGCAACAAGTTTAATGCGTATGCGCTGGCTATGGCTATCTATGCTGGGCACGAGGAACTCAGCATCGAGGACTTGGAAGAACGACTGTACAAAACCATGAACGCAGTATTCATAGGTAGCGATGAGGTTAAGGCCGACATCTATGCACAGCTAGCAGAAACGCTCACAACCACAACACCTTTCGTAGAAGCAGTGTCTATCATCGAAGCAGCGATGGACTCAACGCTGTATTACGCCAACACACCACGGAGAAGCAATGGACTACCTAGTACACAAAGCCGTTGAGCTAAGCGCACTGAGTCGCAAGATTCAAGATGACCAGACTGAGCACATCTACATCATAAGCCCTAAGTACGATGGTTGTCAAGCCTTGTTCTACTTTGAGGGAGGTAAATACATTTGCTGTAGAAGCCGCACTGGCGAGTTTGTGCTCAGCATGGACCATATCGGTCGCAGCCTTGTTGACCACTACGGCTCGTACCTTCTGGAAGTACCAACAGTCATATGTGGGGAGGCGTGGATTCCCGGCCAAGAGTTTCACACAATCAGCGGAGCGTTCCGCAGACACTCCCCGCAACCGCAGCTAGGCTTTGTACCATTCGATAAGGTTTATAACCTACCCACAGGTCTGACCTGCACCACACCGTACCGGGATAGACTGAGCGATCTTGTAAACTATCGCACCGAAGTACCATCTTTGGTACTGCGCCCTAAGCGCACGGAAGTATTCGGTACTCTGGCTTACGCCTACGATCAGGCAGTAGAAGCAGCTAAGCACTTCAAGTCCTTGACCGATCAGGGTTACTTTGACGGCGTTGTGCTTGCCCGTGCCGATGGTACGTACAAGGCCGGTGCCGGTAAAGGGGGCGAGTTCATAAAGGTCAAGCCACTGCTTAGCGAAACCGTCAAGGTTACTGCCGTGGTGTCAGACATCGGCGGCAAGACTGGCAAGAACACTTGCGTGCTTATGTTCGAGCTTGACGGTCAGATTCAAAAGGTCAGCACAGGGCTTACTCAAGCGCAGGCCGACGAGTACGCACAGTACCCAGAGAACATCATCGGCAAGTATATCGAGGTAGAGGCTATGGGTCGCACAGCCACAGACCTGCTACGTGAGCCGCGCTTCAAAGGAATTCGAACAGACGTATGACACTCAAGACGCAGCAGGAGATTGAAGAGACAATGTACTTCGGTGGCATACGTCGCGCCGAAGCCTCTATGGCCCGAGCAGAAGAGCAGGGCCGTGCCCATCAGAACCCTTACGCTAAGGATATTTTTCGTGAGTACACCCTACCTCTTGCAGCCACCATCAAAGCGGACATTGAAGCCAAGCGGGCAGGCCGGCGCCAAGCCCACGTGGCCTTACTTGAGCCGCTCGACCCAGAGGCAGTTGCCGTCCTTGCTGTGCGCCACACACTCAGCACACTACTTTCCGCCAAGCCCTGCCACCACCGAGAGCTTGCCTCAGGCATCGGCTTGACGGTACACCGAGAGCTAGTCCTAGCCCAGCTTCATCACGAAGCACCTGACCTGTATCAGACTCTAGCTATGGACTTCGGTAGGCGTATGTCTAAGGATGCACGTCACCGCATGCGTGTGTTCGTTATGCAGGCCAACAAGAATGGCATCGACATCACCAAGTGGGACTTGGGTAGCCGTGAGCAGGTTGGGTTCTACATCATGGGCTTGCTTGAGGCAGCAGGATTGATCGTGCTAGGCAAGGAGATACGCACAGGCCATCGCCGCGATGCGCGTGAGGTACTGGTTCACCCTGAGATTATCGAGGAGATAGACAGGGTTAAGAACTATGTGTCCATCACCATGCCCGTGTACGGGCCTTGCGTAGAGCCTCCTCTTGACTGGGGCTTCGGCGTAGTGGGTGGCTTCTATACCCCACAGATGCGCCGAGTAAACAACCATCTGGTACACGGACGGAGTAAGGCGCGTGAGTTGGGGCGCACTACGGATATGCCTACGGTATTTGCAGCAGTTAACGCGTTACAGCGTACAGCCTGGGCAGTTAACACCCGCGTACTAGATACGGTTTACGCCATTGCCAAAGAGTTCTCCACTAAGGAAATAGTGAGTCTGAGCGATAGCCCAGCACCACCTAAACCCGAGTGGCTCAAAGAAGAGTGGACTAAGGCACCCCGAGAAGAGTGGCCTGCCGACAAGAAGGTTGAGTTCAAGGACTGGAAGCATGCAACGGCTGAGTGGCACACACAGCGCAAGTTGATGGGTGTAAAGTACGCACGCTTCTATGCTGCTACTCGCGCTGCTGAAATGTTCAGGGGCTACCCTGCGATTTACTTCGTGTACTTTGCAGATAGTCGAGGACGCTTGTACCCGCTGACATACGGACTGAACCCACAAGGCTCTGACCTCAGCAAGGCGTTGACTCATTTCAGCGAAGCCCTGCCGGTGGATACGCCTGACGCTAAGCGATGGTTCCACGTACAAGGAGCTAACAAGTGGGGCTTCGACAAGGCTACACTAGATGACCGCATGGCGTGGGTTGTAGAGCGCACTGACCTCATCTTGTCCTTTGCCGACAACCCGGTGGACAACCAAGGTTGGTTAGAAGCTGGCGACCCGTTACAGTTTCTGGCTTGGTGCTTTGAGTATGCCGATTACGTGCGTAACCCGACCACCTTCAAGTCCCGTATCCCTATCAGCATGGATGGTAGCTGCAATGGGTTGCAGAACCTGAGCGCCATGTTCCGTGACGAGATTGGTGGCAAGGCTACCAACCTCACTAACAATGCGGTGATGCAAGACATCTACTCCAACGTTGCAGCAGCAGCGACCAAGCGACTACAGAACGCTGTGGTCGAGGATAGCGAGAAGCACCTGAAGGACATGTGGCTTGCACACGGCATTAGCCGCAAGGCTGTAAAGCGTAGCGTCATGACTACTCCCTACGGTGTGACCGAGCGCACTGCTACCGAGTACATCATCGACGACTACCTGCGTGAGGGCCTCGGCCCTACGTTCGATAGCCAAGAGTACCGCCGCGCAGCCAAGTTGCTTATGTCTGTTGTGTGGCCTGCTATCGGGGACGTTGTGGTCAAGGGCCGTGAGGCTATGGACTGGCTCAAGAAGTGTGCTAGGGTTATCATGAAGTCCCGCAAGGATGACGACGAGGTAATCACTTGGACTACGCCTAGCGGTTTTCCTGCTTGCCAGGACTACTTCAAGGCCGAGGTACATCGCATCAACACTTGGCTTCATGGCCCCATCAAGATCAGGGTGCTATCAGAGACAGACGAGCCCGACATCAACCGCCACGCCAATGGCTTAGCCCCGAACTTCGTTCACAGCCTAGATGCAGCGCACCTGCACCTTACTGCTGCCGATTGTGCTAAGCGCGGTATACCTGCATTGGCTATGATTCACGATGACTACGGGACCCACGCAGCGCATGCCCAGGCCCTGTTCGAGTCTATCCGCCAGCAGTTCGTGGCAATGTACCTTGCATGCGACCCGCCTGCCTTGTTGTTGGAGAAGTACCCGATGTGTCCTAAACCCCCTGAAAAAGGGTCGTTGGACATTATGGAGATTCTCGAAAGCGACTACTTCTTCTCTTAAATTTCAGTACCTATAGTACGCAACTAGGAACACTATGACACAACTGTTACAACAAAGCGTAGTTAGGCTTCAGGCAGAAGTCTATCAACAACTTGAAGACAAGCTCTCACGGAGCATGGTATCGGCCACAACAACAGAACTAGAAGCTGGCTTCAAGCTTGGCGTGGAGCATGTGCTACAGCACTTGCGTAAGGGTTTTGTGGTTAACACGAGTGGGCCGAGGCCGGTATGAACCTAGTCACGGATAAGATGTGGCCTGAGATTAGGGCCGCCTTGGTTAAGTTCTACGAGCTTGTGCAGAAGCATCCTGAGTACTACACTTGGGCGTACGGTCTTGAGTTCGAGAAGGCGTGTTGGTCTATACGTCACGCTGTAGCAATGGGCAAGGTCTACTACATTGACGGCTACATAGTGTGCATTGATGTAGTAACTCCTTGGTACAGCGAAAAGCCTGTCCTACAAGAGTGGTTGACGTTACGCATAGAGACAAATCGCAGTAACGGTGGGTGCGAAAGAATCCCTCAAGCTCTGCGCGACCTAGCTGTAGAACTTGGCTGTGCTATTGTGATGACTGCTGATAGCTCTGCTGTTAGTGTCATGGAGGATACATACAAGGCCAATGGCTACAAGCCTTTGACCCGTTCTTTTTACTCGGAGGTATAATGGGATTTTTGAAGCAGCTAGTGTCGGACCCCGGCAAAGCTATACAAGATACAGTTGGCAAGGTTACTGGCGCAACTCAGCAAGCCGATGCTATGCGGGATGCTGCCAGTCAGCAAGCAGCGGCTACCCGTGCGGCGGCAGAACAAGCAGCGGCAGCAACAAATGAGTCTGCCAAGCAAAGCGCAGCACAGATAGCGGCTACGGCGCAACGTGCCGCCGCAGCGTCCGCAAGCGCAGAGGCTTTGAGCAAGGCACCTGAAAACCCGGACGTTCAGATTGGTACACCGGCCAGCGGCTCGGCTGTCAAGAAGCGACGACAACAGTTTGGTATCGGCTCAGCCGGTACGGGGGTTAACATCTAATGTACCGCACAGCATCCGAAGCGTGGACCTCGCTTAACAGTTTGCGTAGTGGTATGCTGACTAGGGTGGAGCGTTATGCTGCACTCACTGTCCCCAAGGTGTGTCTGCCTGATAACTTCGACGAAGTAAATACCGACGAGACGCACGACTATCAGAGCATCGGGGCACAGGCTGTTAACCACTTGGCCAACAAGTTGATGCTTGCCATGTTCGCACCGTCACGTCCGTTTCTCAAGCTACAACCCGGTCCTGTTGCCGCTAAGAAGCTAGCGGCTCTGAACATGACCGAGACCCAGCTTAACAACATCCTTGCAAAAGGTGAGCGCGACGCTATTAAAGCTCTTGACAAGAAGGCACAGCGACCAACCCTGTTCCGTATCATGCGGCACTTGATCGTGGCAGGCAACGTGTTGCTCAGCCGTGAGAAGCGTGGTATGCGAGCTTATGGTTTGAAAAACTACGTAGTCAAGCGTAACATCTGGGGCAAGGTACAGCAACTTGTTATCCGCGAGAACATCAAGTTTGACGAGCTTGAGCCTAGCGTAAGGAAGTTATTTGGTAGGTTGTACCAAGACGACTCCAAGGTTAACTTCTACAAGTGGATTGTGCTTGGCCCTAACGGCTACACCATGACGCAATGGGTTGACGAGAGGCAGCTACCAAAAGAGTGGAACGGACGTTGGCCCGAAGATCGGTTGCCTTACAGCGCGATCACTTGGGACTTGGCTGACGAGTCGGACTACGGCACCGGCTTGGTTGAAGAGTACATCGGAGACCTTGAAGCCATCAGCGTAATTAGCGAGTCTGTTGTGGACGGTGGCGTGCTGGGAACAGAAATGCGCTGGCTTGTCAACCCATCCGGTACAACTAGCGTAACCGACCTGAACAACAGTAAGAACGGTGATGCACTACCCGGCCTAGCGTCGGACGTAGCGGCAACCCAAGGTGGCAACCCGCTAGCTATTCAGACTGCCAGCGAAATACTTGACCGCTACGAGCGACGAGTTAGTCGTGGCTTCTTGATGGGCAGCGCAGTAATCCGCGATGCGGAGCGTGTGACCCAAGAAGAAGTACGCATGACTGCACAAGAGCTTGAGACAGCTTACGGCGGTGTGTACTCATCGCTGGCAGCTAGCCTACAGTACCCAGTGGCACAATGGTTGTTTGATGAGATTGACCTGCCGGTCAAGCAGTCCGGTCTAGAGATTACCATTATCACTGGGCTTGACGCACTCAGCCGCAACGGCGACCTAGACAACTTCCGTCTTGCGATGGAGGATATGGCTAGGGTCACTAACGTACCACCTGAGGTAGCAGGGCGTATCAAGTGGGAAGAAGTAGCCAGCTTCATCGGCCAAGGCCGCAACATAGACCTCGCCCGGTTTATCATGACCGACGCGGAATATGCACAGGTTCAGCAAGCGCAGGCAGAAGCCCGCGTAGCAGAGCAAGTAGTAACAGACACAGGTAGCGCGATGGGCGCTGCCGCAGCACAAGGACAAGCATGAGCGATACGAGTACCCCAGCACCAGAAAAAACTACACCACCAGTAGAGTTGGACATCGGAGCAGCGACACCTGCCGTTGTCCCACCTACGCCACCTGTCAAGGAAGAGCCTATCGACACCAGCCCCGTCGAGTACGAAAAGACTGGCGACCCCGGCCTTGACATGGCCTTGGAGTTTGTAGGTAAGGCAGGCATCGGTGAGTCCCACCCTGCTATGAAGGCCGCCCGCGAAGGCGACTTCTCTATCCTCAAGGCCGAGCTTGCTGCAAAGAACATCCCAGGATGGGAACAATACGTAGCGTTGGGCGAGGCAGCATATGCCCGCGAGAAGGCCGAGGTAGCCAAGAAAGCTGCGGAGACTCGGGACGCTGTGGTCAAGGCCGCTGGCGGCGAAGAGACTTGGAAGGCTGTACGCACTTGGGCAGCGGCTAACGCTACCGATGCGGAAAAGACCGAGATTAACGCAATGCTCAACCAAGGCGGTGTGCAAGCTGCCGCTGCCGTCAAGTACCTGCTCGGTGCTTATGAGCGGGCCAACAATGTTGAGGTTACGCCTCCCGATGCCCGCTCCGACAAGGCAGGCCGGGACAGCGGACGCAGTGATACCAAGCCCCTCAGTGCCCGCGATTACGCCGCCGAAGTGCAGCGCCTGAACGTCAAGCTGGGTGGGCGTCTAGAAGGTAGCCCTGAGTACGAGGCGTTACAGCGCCGCCGAGCAGCAGCAATGCGATAAGTCGGCCTGAGGCAGAGTTTCAGTACCTATAGTACAAGAACCAAGCCCTAGTGCTGGGCTTGTGTTTATCAACTATTTAGGAGCTACTATGCCTCTTGACGACAGCTATGCCATTGTCCGGCCTGGACAATCGAACCAAGCCGGAAGCGTGTCTGCGCTGCATCTTGAAGAGTACACCGGAGTGGTTGAATCCGCCATTGAGCGCAAGTCTGTGCTTACCGGATGGATTCCCGTTCGCCGTGTTGTAGGTACCTCGACCATCACCAACTTCGCGGTGGGTGAGTCTACCTTGCAGAAGGCTACCCCCGGTATGCCTATCGACGGTACCGGAACCGACTTCGCAAAGCGAATCCTGACCGTGGATACGGTTATCTTGGCACGTGCAGTCTTGCCCTTGCTCGAAACTTTCCAGACTTCTTACGATGCCCGCAAGGAAATCGGCATGGAGCATGGCAAGAAGATCGGCAAGTTCAAAGACCAATCGTTCTTCATTCAAGCAATCAAGGCCGCCTTGCTGGCGGACTCCGCCTACAGAGGCTCTGGCGCTGCTGGCAAGCCGCTCGGTCACTTCGGCGGTTCGCAGCAAGTCCTCGCCGCTGGTAGTGACTCGCAAGACCCGGCCAAGCTGTATGCAGCTATCGCCAACCTCTTCGTGAAGATGGAGAACAAGGACGTTGACCCGCGCACCGATGATGTGATGATCGCCGTGCGCCCTGACGAGTTCTACACCTTGTTGCAGAACGAGCAGTTGATCGACGGTACCTACAAGACCAGCGAAGGCGTTGACATCAAGGCCCACCTGCTCAAGGCATACGGCGTGCCTGTGGTCAACTCCGTGAACTTCCCCGGTGGCAGCACCATCGCAAGTCACTTGCTCGGTACCGCCTATGACGGTGACTACACCAAGGTGGTTGCCTCTGCTTTCTCTCCACGGGCCTTGCTGGCCGGTGAAACCATCCCCCTGACCACCGACGTGTTCTGGGATAAGGTTACGAAGCAGTGGTTCGTTGATGCTCACATGAGCTACAACGTTACCCCCAATCGCGCCGAGTTTGCCGGTGTCATCTTGAAACCCTAATCAGGTTCCAGACGCTTGGCCCTTCCGCAAGGAGGGGCCTTGTGCCTGTACCCTAACAATAGCCCCTTTGTCCCTCGCTGGATGAAGGGGCTTTTTTTCGCCTTTTACATGGAGCCGCTATGGCAACAACTCTAGACGTAGTTAACGAATGCCTAGCCTCTATGGGCGAGGCCCCACTCAATACACTTACCGAGCCTCACGAGTTCCGTGGCTCTGCTCAGCGTTTGCTTGCTCGCACCAATACCCGCTTGCAGGAGCAGGGTTGGTGGTTCAACACAGAGTATGCAACCCTTGAGCCTAGCCCCACAAACGGCAACATTCAGCTACCGGGTGACTGCATTAAGTGGTTGTCTGGTGTACGTGCTCCAGACACCTTAGTCCTAGGTACACCGCAGCCGTGGCTTGTGCAACGTGGTAGCCGTCTTTACGATACACGTAACCGTACCTTTGTTATAACAGAGGACGCCGTAGGTAGCCTTGTCCGGGAGATTGCGTTCGAGGACTTGCCGCCTGTTATGAACGATTACGTTGCGGCTGTTACGGTATTACGCTTCCAATCCAACTTCGACGCAGACAACAACAAGCGCCAAGAGCTTGAGCTACATGTACGCGAATGCCGTACTGCCTTGCAGGCTGAACATATCCGCCAGAGCAAGACGAACCTCTTGGACAACAACGTGCGCCTAACCCGCGTCAAGGCGGCTACGCGCCGACTCCGTTACTAAGGTCAATATGAAAGCAGCAGACAGTTACGCATCCCTGCTAAAGGGCGTCAGCCAGCAGGTGCCGCAAGATCGTGCTGAGGGTCAGCACTCTGAACAGGTCAACATGATAAGTGACCCGGTGAACGGGCTTACCCGTAGGCACGGCTCGGTGTGGCAGGCAGAGTCTTGGCTCACCAGCTTGAGCGCCGCGCAGATGGCGACTTATCAGGCAGATGTAGCTAACTGGCGCAGCTACGACCTAGATAGCGGCGGCAAGGAATACCTAGTGCTGTATCGCACACAGGCCCGCCCTGCTGGGGCTAGCCCTCTGCCATTCGCGCTTGTGTACAACAAGACGGACAAGGTGTTTCTCACCACTGTCCGCCCAGCAGTTGATGCAGGCTTGGACAATCTTGAGGCTAACGGTGTTGCCGCGCTCACTGGTGTGGGTAAGTACCTGTTTATGACCAGCAAGGGCAGTACGGTGACAGGCTCCACAACTGAGCTATGGAACACACCTACAAACCTAGGCCGCGCTGTTGTATGGGTGCGCGGCGGAGCCTACAGCCGTACGTTTAAGATAACCGTTAGGACACAGGCTGGTGGCACTGTTACAGTAAGTCATGCTACTCCGAGTAGTAGCTTCCAAGGAACGTTGAGTACAACCGATATCTTGACCAGTGACCCAGACTACGTTAAGAAGGTCAACGATAGAGTCAACGCCTACAACAGTTCCGTGACGGCTTGGATAGGTACAGCAACCGCTGCTATACAACCATCGGCTATTGCGACTGCTTTGGCGACCCTGCTAAACTCCTCTGGTGTTGCTTGTTCTGCAATAGGTTCGCACATCTGCTTCACCACCGCCAACCAAGTAAGGTCTATTGAAGTAGACGATGGTGGGGACGGTAGCCTTATGCGCGGTGTTGCTGACGAAGTAGAGTCTGCCGACCGTGTAAGCCCAGTGCATTTTGTAGGCAAGGTAGTTAAGGTCCGCAGCAGAAACGCGCAAGAGGCGTACTACCTACAAGCAGTGGCGAAGTCCGCCAATGCTACTGGTTACGCTGAGGTAACGTGGATTGAGGCAGCAGGTGCGACACACAGCATAGGCGGCGGTATACTTTACGGTACCGTAAGCGGTAGTAGCTTCTATGCTGCTAGCTCGGCTACGTTGCTGAACTCAATACTTCCAGGCGATCATCCCACCTTTGCGACAAGCGCTGCTGGTGATGCTGAGTCTAACCCGATGCCGTTTTTCGTTGGCCGCAAGGTCACGTATCTTGGTACGTTCCAGAACAGGTTGTTGGTCGGTAGTGGCGGTGCCTTGGCGGTATCGCGCACTGACGATTACCTCAACTTCTTCCGCAGCACAGTGCTTACTCTACCGGCTAGTGACCCATTTGAAATGCTGCCACAAGGTAGCGAGGATGATGAGCTGTTTCACAGCACGCTGTACGACCAGGACTTGGTTATCTTTGGCAAGCGTAGGCAGTACCTGATAAGCGGTACTGTGGCGCTCACCCCCACATCGGCTAACATGCCAGTCATGTCCAGCTATGAGGGTGTGGCTGATGCTGCCCCGGTATCTGCCGGTGGCTTCATCTTCTATGCAAAGCGCGGCACCGAGTCCTCTGGCGTGTTCCAGATACAGCCCGGACAGAACGATAAGAGTCCTGAGTCTTTCCCTGCTTCAAGCCAACTTACTGACTACATCAAAGGTGGGGTAGTGGAGCTAGCCAGTATAACGGGTACTCCGAGCATGCTCATGCTTAGGACTGACGCATCGCCTAACATCCTTTATACGTTCACCTACCTAGACCGCACTGACGGTCGTAAGATGGACGCGTGGGGCCGCTGGGACTTTAACTCAGCCCTTGGGCCGTTTGTCGGTATGTCTGTTGTCAAGGACGGTTTGCTTACTGTGAGCCTGCGGCTTAGTGGCAGCAAGGTGTACGCAGTGGCGGACTTTGCTACTGTCCGCACAGGACTGAGCACCAGACCGTACCTAGACAGTGTCCGGCCTTGGGCTCAAGTGTTGGAGGGTACCGGGTCGGTTACGACCACTAGCGGCGTACAGTGGGCAGCAGCCTTCGGTGCAGGCTCTAGTCGTAGGTTTACTGGCATCTTGCTACCAAGCGTGGCTACGTTACAGACGAACTATCCGGGTGAGCCTGACCTACAGGTTGGGGCTTTACAGACTGCGTACTTTACGCCTACTAATCCCTACATGCGGGATAAGAAGGACCGCGCTATCCTGAGTGGTAGGCTAACGATCACCAAGATCATTGTAGCTTTCAAGGACTCTAGCGGGTTCTCTTGGGAGACTAAGTACAGAGGTCAGACAGACTCGTCGGTGGAGTACCTAGGTTCTTCGATCACGTTCGGTGGTCGGTTGCTTGGCGACCCGAACAACATCATTGGCGTAGAGCCTGTGACAACAGGCCAATACAGTGTACCAATTGGTAGAGAGACTCGACAATACACACTGAGCCTATCCGCTAGGGCGTGGCATCCATTAACAGTAACAGGTCTTGAGTGGTCTGGTCAATTCTTCAACAGGGTAAACCGATTTTGAAAACCTGCAAAACTTGCGGCTCGGTGAAGCCGTTATCAGAGTATCACCGAGCAGCAGGTTACGCGGGTGGCTATAAACCACAGTGCATAACGTGCTACAGGGGGTATCAGAAAGAACAACGCGCAAAGATTACGCCTGCAATACGGAGAGACTACTGGGTTAAGCACAAGTACGGTATAAGTCTTGAGCAACAGGAGTCGCGCCTATTAGCGCAAGGCGGTGTGTGTGCTATATGCAAGAAACCTATGGCTAGGTTATGTGTAGACCATTGCCACACTACCGGCTACTTTCGTGGGTTACTGTGTACTCCGTGTAACACCGGCTTAGGTGCATTCAAGGACGATGTGAGTAACTTGATTAGGGCAGTAGATTATCTAAAGGGGCGGCATTTATGAGTTCAGGCGCAGCAGCAGCCGACTTTGGTATGAAGGCGATCATAGGCATTGGCCGTGGGGTGATGGAGCAGGGTCAGGTAGACGCTGCTAACATTGTCAACGAGGCTAACGCATACGCTCAAAACCTAGTACGTGCTGCTAACAACAACCTACGAGGAAGCAGGGCTTCCTTGTCTAGGTTCAATCAAAGCATCAACAACCAGCGGGTTATGGAGAACGCCGGGTCGGCAATGGAGGCGGCGGTGGTGAACTATCGCCGTGCCCGCGACAACGCCATCAACGACGACATAGAAGCCCAGCTTGCCTTCTCGGAGCAGGCCGGGGCGCAGGCCGCTGCAAGCGCCCTATCGGGCCTTGTAGGCGGTGCTGCCGACATCGTGGCCGGTACTACCGCCCTGCGAAAATCGCGTCTTAAACAGCGTTCTGACGAGGCCCTGAGGCTTGCTGACTATGACGCCGCGAAGCGAAGCCAGCAGATTATGCAGGCCGGTTGGGATAGCTTGGATAGCAGCGAAATCTCTGCCGACTTGGATTACAGCGTAGACGTTGCAACCAAGCAGACACGCGCTGGTAACTTGCTGTTTGACATTCTGGGCGGGCAGGACACAAAGACTGTGGCTAATCTGTCCAGTTCTTCCGGTAGCTGGTTCCGCACAGTACCTAGCAACAACGAAACAACTATTCCTATGCAACGCGGAGGCGGCTACTAATGGCTAAAGACAACACGCTAGGTGCCCCAACAGAGGGCCTAGGACAGACAGTTACGTTCTCTGCACAAGGCAGGCAGTCGGTGCCACAAACCTCTGCTATGCAGCGCGGCATGTTGCGTAACGATTCTCAAGGCGGCGGTGCAGTACGTACTGCCCAAGCCTTGCAGATACAAACCCCGGTTGGTCAGGACGCGCTGTTCAAGACTATCCAGCGGCTAGGTGGAGACCTTATCAAGGACCGCCTAGAGACAGAGCGCACGGTGCAGTACGCTGCCGGTATGCAGAAAGCAGCGCAGGGGCAAGCCCTCGAAGAGATAGTGGATGAGCAACCTTGGTACTCCAAGCTGTTCGGGTCTACTAGCTTGGTCGACGGTGCCCGTGCCTATTCTGCCTCCAATGCAGCTATGGCTGTAGCTACTGAGCTTGAGGCTAACATGCCTGAGCTTCGCAAACTATCTGCCAGCGAAATGGCCCGAGTAGCCGCCGAGAAGATCGGCTCTGTCAAGACAGGCGATGACGTAGCGGACGCCATGGTTATCCACCAGCTTGGCCGTGAGCTACCCAGCGTCCTAAAGGCGCAGGCCAAGGCACATCTACGCTACAAGCAGGAGACTCTTGAGTCTGCCATTGGTGACAATGTAACAGGTGCTGCCACACGGCTCAGGTCTGTAGGTTCTGCGTCCCGCGCAGGGGGCGCTACGGTTGACCCTGCCGATGTGGTTCAAGCTGGGCAGAGCTTTCTGGCCGCGCTGACACGCCCTGCTGAAATGAGCAAGGAAGTTCACGAGCGGTTGGTTACTGATCGCATAGCGCGGCAAGTGTATGCGGGCAACTTCGACGTATTCAACGCACTGACAGACAGTGGCTACATTGACAGCTTGCCTGCTGAGGCACAGTTCACACTGCGTAGGGCACACAATGCTGCCAGCAATGAGGCACGCGGCAAGATGCCGTTGTCCTTCATCGAAGAACAGGCGGCTTGGGCAGTGCTTAGCTCTGACCCCAGCACCAAGCCCGAGGCCATCTTAGCGGGGCGTGAAGCCTTACAAGCTAAGTACACCCGCGTTACTGGCGACAGGTCTGAGATTATCAGCGGGTCCGCCACAGTACGTGAGCTTGAGCAGCTACGTCGCACACAAGATACTTACCGCAAGCAGCTAGCGGCAGAGGCAGCGCGGCAGTCCGCCCCTGACTTGAAGAGGGCAGCAGAGATTGCGGTCTACGACCACGACATTGCACGCATGCTTAACGTGGCTGAGCCGTACTTCCTGACCCACCTTGACGCCAAAGATCGTCAGGCAACACTCGACCACCTAGCTGCTACTCAACCCACTGAAACTCGCATGGCTATTCTGGCTAGGCAGGCTGACGTGGGCGTGTTCGACAAGAGCTTGCAGACGATCATCAATGCAGGAGTTAATGGCGCAGTACGTACTAACGACCCTGTGATGCTCAGCAAGGTGTACCAGACTCAGGTGCTGCCGCTTATTGTGGCTGGCGGTGATCGCGGTCTTGCTGTGGCTATGTCCTACATGGACAAGGACGCTGCCGAGATTATGGCACGGTACCACAAGGTAGCGCAAGGTGCTGACATTACGCCGGAGAACGTGGGCCTTATCTACAGCAACGCGGTGCTGCCTCAACCAGCTAAGATGGAGTCCAAGGCCGATCTGGCTATTGTGGCAGAAGTTGCCAGCGGGCGTACAGGCCGATTCTTTAAGGCCGTAGGGCGTGGGCTAGGTTACGATACATACCCAGTGGAGAACGCTACTGCTGTAGCAGGTTGGCTCAAGCCGCATCTGAGCGATGCAGTCGATGACCCAGCAGACAACGTGGCGCAAGCTACTAAGCGTGCTGTGAACCTCAGCATTGTTGGGGGCTACGGGTGGCTCAAGAGCGCCAAGGCCAGTAGGCTAGATCAGTACATGCTGAACCTACCGGCTGATGTTGGAGTCCCGAGTAATCGTATCAACTACGCATTTCGCCAACACCTTGACGGTGTGCGCGAGGCTAACGGGCTGGTTGGTGACATTCAGGTGGGGCAGGATGCTGATGCTGCTGACGGTAGCCCTCGGCTTTATGTCGTAGGCACCAACTCCGCAGGTAGCGTCAAGATCGTATCCTTCACCGGCTCCGAGATAGTTGATAGTTACCGCAAGCGTGAAGCTGCTGACGAGTTTGACCCGACGCTAGGTTCTCCCAAGCTGACCATTACGCCTGACGTAGAGGCTCCGAGTATCTACGATAGCCCGGCTAAGTGGCAAGCCTACCGAGAGGCGCAGGCACGTAAACAATCTAAATAGGATAGACAATGAGCAGGACTGCTTTTGAGTTACAGTACCGACCAGTGGCCGAGAAGGTTGCTGATGAGTTGGGTACAACCCCGGAAGTCCTCTTGGCCCAATGGGGCCTTGAGACGGCTTGGGGTAAGTCCGTTGTTCCGGGTACCAACAACCTAGGCAACATCAAGGACTTTAGCGGCAAGGGCGTCACTGCTGTTGACAACGCCACCAAGTCTACGGATAAGTACCGCGCATATGCTAGCGTTGAAGAGTTCGGCAACGACTTCGTTTCGCTAGTCAAGCGCCGGTACCCGCAGGCTGTAGGCAAGAAGTCTGCTGTTGAGTTTGCTTCGGCGCTCAAGGCAGGCGGTTATGCTGAGGATAAAGACTACGTTGCCAAGATTGCACAGCTTGCTGGTCAACCCGTTCCTAAGATAGCTGCGGCCTACGATGCCGCCATTGACAAGTCCCGGTACGCCGGTGCTGTTCCAGCAACCGACCCGGCTAAGCGTGAGGCTGACCTCGCAGAGGTACGCTTCCAGCAGGCGGTTCAGGAAGAGGCACGACCTACCGGGATTGAAATGTTTGGTGCGGCTATGGCAGGTAACACCACGAACAGCATCTTCGGCGCTATCTTCAAGGACCGCTTCGAGCCTGTAGAAGGCTTCAAGCCGGACATGAAGAACCTGCCTAAGGGTTGGGACACCGACCTTGCCGACGATTACGGTAGCGCACGTAGCCCGGAAGAGGCGGCGGCTGTGCTGCAACGTCACCAAGAAGAGCAGGCCCGCATCAAGGCTGTGATGGACAACGGCACGGCTCCCGGCATGGCGCTCATGTTGGGCGGTGAGATTGCCGACCCGCTCAACTGGGCGGTGCCGTGGGGTGCTGCCCGCGCTATTGGCCGACCCGCACAGGTAACTATGGGCGGCGCTATTGCTGAGAACCTTGTGGGCGGGACGGCCCTAGAAGCCACCAAACAGGCCCTACAAGGGGACTTTCGGCCAGCAGACCTCGCTATCAGCTTGGTTGCGGATTCACTCATTGGCGTGGCTCAGGGAGCCTTGGGCATGCGGGCGGCTGAGCAGCTTATTGAGCGCGGTAGTGAGACAGCCTTGGAGCGCACCACAGACTACGCACGCAGGGCAGAACAGCAGCTTGGGCAGGGCGCATCTACTTCGGAGCTTCGGCAGGTTATGCAGGAGCTTGAGGCCAAAGACCTGAACGAGGTTATCTCTGGCGCTATGGCTGATGTACCTACTGAGCGCAAGCTGATTGTAGACCAAGAGCCACCGGCTTCCATGAGCGTTGATATGCCGCAACCTAAGGCGGTGTTCGAGTCGCCCGAGACTGCGATGTGGACGGAGATAAAGTACAAGAGTCGGACGGGTAGCAAGTATGTTGAAGAGTACACTGGCGGAACCGCTAAGACCTTTGACGAGCTTGCTGCGCTACCGCCGGGTGTCCACACTTCGCCAACGGTTACGCCGGGCCTTAGCCTGAGCGTGCGGGCTGCTGAGCAGATCGCCAAGAAGTTCTTGGACAAGGATACGGTAATCACTATCCACGCTGCTGATGTTGCTGTACCTTGGGACACAAGCCGCAAGGTCAATGCTATCGTTAATCAGGTCAATCCAAAGATTGCGATGATTCGCGTTAACCCCGATCTACCGGCTGAGGCACAGCTTCGGGCTACAGTTCACGAAATGGGTCACGTTATCTTCAACCAGAAGATTTCTGTGCTTACCCCTACCGATAAGGACAAGCTGGCACAGGCGTTCACGCGCTTCGTCGATAAAGCTGTCAAGCCCGATACGGCGCAAGAAGCGCGGGCTATGCGATATAGCGTGCTGGATGGTAACGCAGTAGACACTGCACCACCTACCCAAGCATACGACCTTAACTGGGATGAGTTCAGCGCTGAGCAGTTTAGCAAGTTCTTGGCTGAGGACGTTGCCTCTGGCGCAAACGCCATCGGGCTTAGCGGCTCTGCTATTCGCATCATAAAGCGGGCTATAGAGCAGGTGCTTGAGTTCCTGCGGCTAGCTAAGCGCGAGGATATACCAGTCTCGCAAGAGTACCGAGAGTTCTTTGAGAGCCTTATCCAAGGCACACTCATTGAGAACGCACCGGCTCCGCGTGAGGTTAACGTACCGCAGATGTCCGTGACCACAAACCCAGCAGGTGTTGTTGACGAGTTGATGACCGACCCGGATGCTGTCCGCTTTGGTATCAACCTAGCCCCGGTAAGCACACCTGCTGAGCGCAAGCAGGCTCAAGCCATGCTGGCACTGCACAAACGTGCTGAGCAATGGGCAGCGGCCAACCCTATGGATGGGGCTTGGATGAAACGGGCCAAGAACTTGGCAGACAATCAGGTGTTCAACGTAGCCTCGACTGGCTTGCAGATGTTGACCTCGCCTAGTCCATTGGTGCGTATGATCGCAACCAACTTGGTCGAGGATGCTTCTGGTGTAGCAGGTAAGCGCAAAGCTACCGCCGCCATCAGCAAGCACATGACCGAGCGCCTGATGATGGGTAATGCCATCAACGATGTGCAGCGTGCTTACGACCTTTGGTCAGCCAAGCGCCCCGGTGTGCATCTTGATAACTGGAACGGTGGGAAGATTCGCAAGGAGTTCGACCTAGCTGTGGCAGCAGAGATTGAGGCACGCAGGACTAGCTCCGCTGACTCGACCGACGAGCATATCAAAGCAGCGGCTGACAGCTTGCAGGCAGCGTACCAACGCATTGCCGACGCACAGCGCAAGGTTAACACACTTGGCTCAGAAGGCTTGCCCAAGACTAGCCGTGGCTATATGCCACACCGCATGAGTCCAAAGGCTGTGATGAACCTGACCAACGAGCAGAGCCAGATTCTGCACTCTGCGTTGGTAGACCAGTTCATTACCATCGAGGGCTGGGACATGAGCTTCTCGGACAAGCTGGCAACGGCTTATATGAAGCGCATCCGTGACCGTGCCGCTGGTGACTACGGCAGTAACGTCGGTGGTGGTGCTAGCCACGTAGAGCTTGAAGAGGCTCTGCGCGGTATGGACTTGCCACAAGACGTTATCGACAAGCATATGGCTAGCTTCACTAAAGGTGCAGCAGGCTTCACCAAGGGCCGTATCGAGTTGGACTTAAACAAGGTCTACACTACGTCAGCCGGTGAGTTCCGCCTCATGGACATCTTCGAAACAAACCAGCTAGAGCTTCTTCGGTCACAAGCCGGTAGGGCTAGCGGCGAAGTTGCGTTGACCAAGTTCGGTGTGCGTGGTAAGCCCGGAGCCAAGCTGTTGCGTGATGCTATGCAGTACGGTGCTGATGGGCAGAAAGCCTTGAACCGCGACCTTGAGTCCTTCGATCAGGTTACGGCTGAGTTCTTCAATGAGCCGTTTGGTGGGCACACCGGCAAGTTCGTTGAGCGTGCTATGGCCGCTAACTCGCTGGTGCGGTTGGGCGGCATCGTCTACAACCAGTTCGCGGAAAGCATCAACGGCATCGTACACGTAGGAGCAGCTAACGCTATGCGGAGCGTAGCAGGTATCCCTAGGCTACGCGCTGAGATTATCGCGCTGGCTAAAGGCGAGAAGGTGGACAACGGTTTGTTGCAGAGCATAGAGCAAGTGGGTGGGGCCGAGTTCGGTACAGATTCCTACAAGTTCGTTATGCCCTTTGACAGCCCAGACCACGCCTACCCGACCTATGGGCAGGATACCGTGACAATGGCAGATCGGCTACTGCGCGGAGGCGGCTACCTACAAGGTAAGCTGTCAGGCTGGCGTCTTATCCACAGCGCCCAACAGCGCGGTATGGCAGAGCAGATCGTTCACAAGATGGCACGCTACCTGCGCGATAGTACGGAACGTGTTACTCCTGATGGTATCTACATACGTGAGGGTAAAGAGGACGTTGCCCTTGAGCAGTTCGGCATCAACGCCGAGGTACGTACAGCACTGCGCGGCGAGCTTGACAAGATCGCTAAGTGGGATGGTGGCAGGTTGGTCGAATGGGACGTTACCAAGATCAGCAACCCTGACATCCGTGAGCAGGTTATTCAAGCTGTGTGGCGAGGTACTGCTCAGATTATCCAAGGCACCTACATCGGTGAGCGCGGTAAGTGGGCGCATGATGGTCTGATGAAGCTGCTAACGCAGTTCCGCACGTTCTCTATCACTTCGATGGAGAAGCAGTGGGGCCGTCAGCGCAACAGTCGCGGTAAGTTCGCAGCAGCAGGTATCGTGCTTGGTGCTATGTCGCTAGCTGCGCCAATCTACATGGCGCGGACCTATGTGTCCAGTATCGGGCGACCAGATCAAGAAGCCTACCTCGAAGAGCGGCTGGCCCCACAGCATATAGCTAGGGCTACGATGAACTACGTAGCAGGTGTTGGTATGGCTGGGGATTTCCTAGACCTAATCAGCGCCACTCTGCCTACTGACATTGGCATCAAGCCTACTGGTGGCCGTGCTGGTGTTGAGACTGAGTTTGTGGGTAACTACATTGCGCCGTCTCTGAGCCTTGTCGATGACGCTTGGAACTACGTACAAAGTCCGCTGAGTCTTGAGGATGCTACCCGTATCCTGCCCGGTAAGAATCTACCATACCTTGTTCCTATCCTGAATGCTGCCAAAGAGTAGCAATTAGTACCTATACTACAACCGCCCCTACCTAACCCGTAGGGGCTTTCTTTCTTCTGGGACTTTATGCCTACGATTACCGAACAAATGAATAGCCGCACGGTGTACAACACTGACGGCACCACGACTAGCTGGGAGTTTTCTTTCAGCGGCGGTTATCTGTCAACTTCCCATATCAAAGCGTTCGTTTACAACGCAAATGGATTAAAGACAGACTTGGTGGTTACACCGGGGATGCTTACTGGTCCCTTTACGTTGAGCATTGTACCACCATTGGCGGCTGGGCAAGAGCTTACGATTTACCGCGATACACCTAAAGACTTACCGCTGGTAGACTTCACAGACGAGTCCGGCTTTAGCGAGTTATCGCTAGACACTAACGCCAAGCAGGCTGTGTTCATTGCTGCCGAAGTAGCTGATGCAGTTACTGCTGCTGACTACGCTGCCGCTGTTGCGTCTAGTGTAGCTATGGCGCAAGCTGCTGCCGATGAGGCCGAGGTCGCTGCTGCTGCCGCCTTGGTATCACAGAACGCTGCCGCTACTAGTGCCGCATCTGCGTCCAGTAGCGCAACATCTGCTAGCTCTTCGGCAACAAGTGCAACAGCTTCTGCAAGCACAGC